GGGTTGATGGCTTGCGAATATGGCAAGGTCTGGAAAGCTGAAGCGATACCGCGCACAACAACCCCGACCGTATTGGTTATGGGTTTTTCTTCAGTCGGCGCAGACGTGACTAAAGCCAACGGTCAAACCCTAGCCGAAGCCGTCGCCCGCTGCGTCGTCGCAATGCGGCTGGGGGATGAAGTGGAAGTGCCGGATGAATTGGTGGGGGTGCAAGGCTAATGGGCGCTAAACAAGATGCGCTACCCGACGACGCGCCATCGTGGGCGCAAATGATCTATGACGATATGTGCAAGCTGCGTGCGCTTATCGAGGGACAACAAAGCCTGGCGGTTGGTACGGGCGATGCCGCAAAAATCCTTGGGGTGTCAGAAAGCACCCTACGCCGCCTAGACGCGGACGGAGCAATGCCGCGCAAGATCAACACAGGCAAGCACGCACGCTATAACCGTGCTGATATTGAGCGCATGGCACAGGCACGCAAAACCGGACGACCACGCAAGACGGCTCAGACTTCCTGAGCCGCTTTTCTCATACGGTCGGCTAGTTCGTTGGCCGTCGGATTGTAATAAGTGTTGATCAATTCATTATAGTTTTTATGCCCTGTTACTTTGCTTAAATCCTCAATCGGCATCAATCGCGCTAGACGTGTTGCAGCTTCGTGCCGCGTGTCGTGAAAATTCAGGTCAACAATACCCGCGCCTTTGGTCACCCGCCTAAACGTGTTTTTCAGCGTATCACCCGAGACCGGAATAACAACATCGTCATCTATGCCACGCACTAATGCCAACAGGTCAGCAGCAGTGTGCAAAATCGGCACATTGCGTATTGATCCGTTTTTGGTTGTCGGCAGGCGCACATATTTTTCATGCACGTTTTTCCAACGCATTCCGACAATTTCGCTTGCTCGCATTGCTGTTGCAAGGGCAAACAAAAAACACCATGCAACATAGTGACGCTGCGTCGTTGGCACAGTGCCAGGCGTATAACCGCACTGCCCCAGCACCCCTTCAATTTCATCTTGGGATATGCGCCGATGCCGTGGTGGTGCAGGTTTTGGGCGTGAGACTTTGTCGAATGGATTAGCATCTAGCCACAGCAACTCTTTGACTGCGTATGACATGATTGATGACAACAGGTTAATGTCACGGCGCGTCGTGCTGTCAGTCACCTGGTCTAACCGAGCATTGCGCCATTTGATCAGGTCTTTGTTGGTGATGCTGGTGAGCTGTCGCGCACATAGTGCCGGATTGTTTTCGATAAAAAATGAGATGCGCTTTTTCTCAATGTGACCGCCTTTTTTGTTGGCGGACATTGTATTGCTGTAGAGCAGCAATAGTTCTTTAAGTGTGTGCGGCTCTCGTTCGCCAGATTCGATGCGTTTTATTTTGTCTTTGATAGCTAGGCGTTCACGTAGCTGCCAATCCATCGCTTCGGCTTCGGTGTCAAATGTCGCTGTTCGTCGCTCACCGAGGTATGCAAAATCTAATCGCCAAGCATGGCCGCGCTTACGTGGTTTGGTCAATTTCATGATGGTGGGATTTTGGCGGGATTTAGCGGATCAATATAGTTAATTTTGGAGCGTTTGAAAACGCCAAACCCGCCATAATTCCGCCATGCCTGCCACTAACTCTATGATGTGGCTTGTAAGTGCTTGTGTTTGTTGGTGCGCCTGGCGGGATTCGAACCCACGACCCTTGCCTTCGGAGGGCAATACAAACTAATTAAAATCATTGGCTTGCAATCGTTTGGCGGGATGTTGGCGGGATTAGCTGCATTTAGCCGGTTTTAGTTAGCCGCTTTTAGACGGATTTAGCCGCTTTTAGCCGGTCGGCAATGTCTAAAGATGTCTAAAGATGTCTAGCAAATGTCTAATTCTGTCGAATTCGAGCCAATAAAAAAACCGCACGATTTGAGCATAACTGTCGAAACAGCCATAGGCTTGGCGGGGATTGTGGGGAGTATAGCAGGCGACGAATGGTAGATAAATGTTTTGGTGTGGGTGTTGACACGTTACCGGTAACGATAGATAATGAACTCATCAAGACGCGGAACACATCGACAAGATGCCGGATTGATAAAAACCTAACCCATAGTGAGAGACGAAAATGAACACACTGAAAGATGAAAACGGCACTATTTTTGGTCGTATGAATGCAGATGGCAACGTTGACGTGCTGTACACAGAGGATGGCGCAGCAGTGACCCGCCTTGATGCGAATGTTGATGTTGTTGGTTCGGATTTGGGCGCACGTTACGAACACTCCGACGGCATCACAATCACCGTTGAAGATGCCAAAAAAATCGGCTTAGAAATCGAAGCCTAACCCAACAAACGCCCACAAAAAAACCGCAGGGGAACAACCTGCGGTTTTTGCATAGCGAGATAGCTATTATGGCAAAAAGTAACGCCGAACGGCAAGCGGCATACAAAGCGGCCCGCAAAGGACTGCAAGTCACCGTGACGCTAACACCCGACGCTAAGGCCGCGTTAGATGCAGCAATGGCGCAAGGTCAAACGCAGTCACAAGCAATCAGTGATGCGCTATTACAAACCAATCCGCCAGAGGGTAAATCATGAAAACTGGAGGGTATGAAAATATAACTCGGCGATTTCTTGCGATTGTCGCCTTTCTCGGCGCGGTCTACCCCAACCGAGTCACAGCAGCCCAAATCGAGCAGTATTTGAGCAAGAAGAACATTGATGATCGACACATCCGCACAATCCAGCGAATAATGATTTCACTGGAGCAGGCTGGGATAGTTGACTGCATCACAGAAACAGGGCATCGAAAAACCCTATTTTGGGGGATGACCGAGGATGGATATAAATTTATCCGTCTAGAAAAAAAGGATCTTCCGAATGGCAACCATTAAAATCACCAATGGCCTGATTGATCCATTTGATCTGGTCATGATTGGCTACATGACCAGCAATGGCCGAACTGTGCAGACTACGGCGCTAATGATTGCAGCGATTGATATACCAATGATGATCAGAGTGTCGTTATTGCAAATTGATGCAGCAAACACCCCGCACTAAGCGGGGTTTTTACTCACACGGCGCACTCATCACACACACGGTCACTGGCACTGTAATTTGTACCGGTCCAGATAGTGTGCAGCCTGTCATCAGGAGTGATAGCAGGCATAGGTACAGGCGCATCACTTGCCGCCCATAAGGGAATAAGCACGCGCCAATTTCTGGTCATACCGATTTTGAGCATACGCAGGGCCATTGTAGCGACGCGCAAACCCTGCCCAGTCCCGCCGCTGCAATTCGTCGATCAGATGATTAACGCGGATAAATCGACACATCGCGTCAAGCTGCTCTGACTCGCCACGGTACATGGCATTAATAAATGCTTGTAGCGACTCGTAGCCCAACGATTCCCAGTGATAGCCCATGACCTGCCCTAGCCCCCAAGATGCCGACTGTAACGCGGCTGTGCGGTCGTATGAGCAAGCGGCTTGCAATCGTCCATGCTGTGCTGAGATCAGGCCGTAGCCACCCGCAGACGGGCTGCAAATGTCAGACCGTTGCTTGTATGCAGCATCCCGCGCTTTGCTGTCACACAGTCGATAAAACACATGGCGCTCAAACAAGATGACCGGCTCACCAGTGCTTAAAAAGCCGTCCTGCTTGCACTCAACTTGCATCACTGCGCGTAATGCAGGGATGGACACACCAAGGCTTTTTGCTGCGGCTGCGATTTGTTCTAGCGTGATTTTTTTACTCATGACGCCCCCTTGCTATACTCAAATGCTTTTGATTGGTCGGATGCGGCTTTTCGATCAGTGCTAAATCTTCGGCCTTTTCCGGTGCGCTTGAGCTTAATATTCGCGGCTTTCGTAAAAATGGCGCGGACATAAACACAGCAAACCATGAAAAGAATAAAAACATGGATGAGTATTTGCCGATGCCAGCAAGCATGGCGATACTAAAAAACAGCGTCACACCGCAAACTGCAAACCCGCCAACGATCATCAGTTTAAATGTTTTTGAGTCGTCACAGGCCGCACCACAGGCTTGGGTAAAAAAGTAGACCACACCAAAACATGCGGTAAGCACATTCAAAACAAAGAACCAGTTTGGAATATGGATTAACATTTACTTGCCCCCCAAGAACGCTTTGAATCCACGGACAATCGCTTGTAATAGCGTATCAACCAAACTGTTTTCGACCATTTTATATGCCTTGGTCCATCCGATAGCGATAATAAATGCAGCCAATATCGCACCCTCTGCATGATCAACACCAAGTCGATTGGCGATAAACTTGCCGAACACCGGAGCAATACACACAGTCACCGCAAACCCTGTCACGGTTGTAACAATGGCTAGGCGCATTGGCATAGGTGGATCAGACAGCACCACTCGATAAATGCCGACCAACAGCGCAATAGTCAGCACCGCCAACACTTGCCAATCGGTAAAGCCAGCAGCGACCATGACTAATGGCGGCCCTGCCACAATTCCCGCACTCTGTAAACTCATAGTCGCCCCATTCATAGATGACCCCGTTGTACGCTAAACAGTATCGGCCCTGCCCGTTCGCACATTTCTTTGGGTTGTAATATTGGCCCATTAAACACATTGCATCCCGCATCATTATAAATGCGTGTGGCAAACTCAGTGCATAATATCCGATTTGGATTATCTTTAACGATCAGGCCAAACACCACACGAAAACCGACACGAATAAAATCCATCGCGTCATAGTGAATGACAAGATTTAGATGTTTGTCGATTGATTCGATAAATGCGGCTTCTGGAATATTGGCCGGACGGAAAAACAAACAATCATATTCGGCGACATACTGTGATAATGGACGTTCGACATTACATCGCCCGTCCATTTCGCACACCATTAACCGATCACCGCGCCAAACAATAATGCCGCAGTGTGTCATGTGTGCATATTGTCGATGACCGAATAGATACTGAAACCCGCGTGTAAATTTATTGCGGGTATCAATTGCGATTAAGTCACCTGTTTTAAGCTGGGCGCGGATTTCGGAATATGCGAGCATATTAAGCGGCCTTATGCAGCAATAAACGAGATGGCTGGAGCAAACGATGATGCTTTGGTTAGCGCCTGAATTTCAGCGCCATTCAATGCAAGTGCTGTTTGGCTTGTACCAAGATAAACGGTTGACGGACTGCCGGATGCTGATGTTGTGCCACCAACTGGGCGCAGGTATTGAGATGCAATTGCGCGCAATGTTGGCGCACCACCTAAAACAACAACGCCGACCCAATAAACCGACCGCGCCGATAATGTTAGCGACTGCGTGATCAACTTATCTCCGATAGTCGATGTATCAATTACTGATGATGCAAAAATCCTAGTATTGGGCTTTTGACTTGCATCGCTATTATAAACACCAATAAAAACTGTGCTACCGGCGGCGGCGGTTGATACGCTCATTGCTATTTGCGCGGCCTGTAAATCAGATTGCGCCAAAAATGGGAAATAATACGCAGTACCGGCGGCGGCGGCTGCCGTTCCGGTAATGTGCGGCATACTATGCGCCTGATTGTAGTAATCGCCAGACGCGTATGCGATTATTTTAGCTGAAAATATTGATCCGTTGATTTGCCCCTGCAATTTTCCAATCGCCGCCAAAATAGTGTCATTTTCGGTAACTGCTGTAGCCACCGCGCTTGATAATCCGGTCAGTCGGCGAAGCAAGAAATCAAATACAGCGTTTGGATTAGCCATCACGCACCTCCAACACTAATAGCACAGGACGCGCCACCAGTTAGATCAACCCGCACAAAACGCCACGACGAATAAAATACTTCGCTGTTTTTAGTGCCAACAACTAAATCAGCAGTGATCGTTTCCCACGGGCCGCTTGTGCCAAAATTACTACCCTGAATCAGCACGGATTGACCGTTTGTGCCGGTCACTTGGGCGGTCATTAACGTGCCGTTATCGCCAGACATGTCGATTGGCGATAGTGACGGGCTGCCTGTAGCACTGTTAAAAATCTGCTTAATCATTGCGATATCTCCATTAAAAAGCCCTGTTTGTGGGCAGGGCTAATGCATTAAATCCACCGATTAAAAACAACCCGCGAACCGGTCAGCGCAGTTTCTGGCATTGCAGCAATCGTAAATGTTGCGCCAGAAAGTCCGCTAACTGCCGTCCAGTGGGTTTTGCCACTCGGCAGCAGGATGCCGACAATATCGCCGTTTGCGACTGTACCCGCGCTTGTAACTGTCACTGATGTAGCGCCGCTCGTTGCGTCTGCCGCCAGTCGAGTTTCAAACGCATATGACACACGTCTAAAAGCGGCCGCTGTTGTGTCGTAGATGCGTGTGCCTTGGCTTAAGTAACCGCTAGTCGGCGCACCAGCAATTGTCAGATCGGTGTTGTTTTGCTGTGTGATTAAGGCGCGTGCTGTGCCGTTAATTCGCTTGGTGTATAACGCACAGGCAACACGTCGATAATAGTTAGCAGAGGTCGAGTAAAAACCGATGCGAATAAACGCAACTTCTGACCGTTGGACAACGCACGGTTGGCTATTGAGTGTCGCTGATGTCGCATTACTAACAAGCGTATATGATCCATTCACCGCTGAATAAGTGAGCGACACTTGTTTTAAATAAGCGCCACCAGCACCTTCGCTCGTCAGCGGCTGCATATTGGCGTCATAGACATAGATATAAGGACGTACTAATGCGCCGTCAAAATCCATGTCATACAAAACCACATCGCCCAATTTAACAGGCACATAATCTGTCAGCATAATCCAGCGGTTTGCAGGGCATTCAAAGCCACGCAAAGATGGGACAAATAACCCTTTAGTGCCAAGCAAAAACTGACCGATTGGATTTACAGCCACATTACGACTAGCCGATTCTGTCGCCGACGATACAGCGACGGTATAACGATCAACAGATGCAATCTCGACGCGATCATAAACATGGTTTGATTCATGCGTTACTGAGTTGCCCATTCCGTTATCGACTACGGGGATCGGCAAAACATATTGACCGCGTGGATCACCCAAACCAGACCATGTACAGATGATTTGGTTATTGTGGCTGTTTGCATCAAAATTAACGCCAGCACTAGCAGCAACCGATTCAAAGCGTGCGCCGTAAATCTGGTTATTCCACGTTTTTACAAAACGCAAATCGCAATCTGCGCCTTCAAAAGTATTGTTCATAAACTTATTATGGTTTGGCACATAGTTAATACCTGTGATGTACAGGATTTCTAGGCGACCACCCCAAAAACGGTTTTCATTGTTCCACGATACCGCTGCGCCGGATTCTGCAAGCTCTAGTTTTTTAATCCGGCCATTAAAATAAAAATCATTGTACGCATTGGATGACGTGTTTACGCTTGTGCTATCAGCGTATAGCTGAAAATAGTTGCAGTCGCCAATTTCAAATGCGCTATTTTTTAAGCCAAAAACTTTGACAACTGGAGTTGCTGGCGGTGCGCTAGATACCGCCGTGCCATTCCAAACGCGTGCTAATCGAATACGGGACGGCAAAGCGGTATTAGAAAACCCGCCAAAAATAACTTGAGCATCCGTGCGAATGTCTGACTGAATATCAATATTGCGGATGCTGCTAAAATTGATACTGCCAGCGCAATAGATTTCTCCACGGCTACCGCAACGAATGCCTTTTCCGCTACTGATTGCCGCTGTGATTGCTGCGCTTACTTGTGCGGTATTGTCTGCTACTGATCCGGCGAGCAAAAAATCCTCTAGTGCGATGTAGTCGCCATTCTTATCCGCCTGCGTCCGTAGTTGTGCGCCGGTGAATGAGGCTAGATAACTAATCCGGCTTGCTTCATCGAGATACTCAACATTCTGGCAATAAAACACCTGAGCGCCATTGCGATCTAGAACCTTGAAGCTGTAGTCCGCTGGTGCAGCAAAAATCTTGGTCGGGGCGCAGCAGTTCCACACGTAGCCGCCGCTAATATTGAGCGGCTGTTGTGCTGGAATGGTCATTTCACGGTCATAAAACACATCAACAGGATTAGTCTGTGGATCAAGACCCGCAACACCGACGTATAGACTACCCGCGTTGATTGGACGGCCATCTTGCCCAAAATACAAATCAAACGGATTGATGATTTCGCTCATTCGTGCTTTCTCACTTTGCGCGCATAAAAAAACCGCCCGAAGGCGGTTGATGATTTGGAACAGTAACTAATCAGGTCGTCTGAATATGCGCAGCGGATTAGCTGTGCCAATCAAAACGTATTGAGCGGCAAGCAGCGCTAAACAGCAAGCAAGCCAATTAAAAAACACGCTATCGGCATTTCTGATGCTAGGCTCAGAAAGCGCAAAAGCAGCGATAACGCCGAATAACGTGGCACATACCCACAGCACAACAAAGCCGCGTCGGACAAATTCACGCATAACAAAACCTCATCGAATTTTGTCCGAGCATACTACTGCTGGTCGTCAGCACCAAGTGACGACAGCCACACGACCGCGCCAACTTGCTTGATCTTTGCTTTGTCGGCATCGCTCAAACCGGCGTAGTACGCTTTCCATTCAGCTGACTTCAAGATACGGGCATTCATCGCTTTAGCAGCAGCACCTTTTAGCCGACCTGCCATGCTCAGTTTGACCGCATCTTGTACCGGCTGCGACTCACCGAGACGACGACCACGCGCACCCATGCTTTGACGCATGTTTTGCAACTGCGTCGGGGACATGGCTTTGTCATATGACTTTTGATCAGCCGCTTCAATGATTCGCGCTTGTAGACGCTTACCAATTTGCTGACCAATCACGCCGCCAATCATTGCACCCGCGCCACCGGCCACAAAAGCACCCGCACCCGCACCCGCACCACTGGTCGTTGTCTCAGTGGCACGCATGGCAAAGTTACGCAGACTAGACGCTGACCCGCTTGGGTTTGGATCGACATGCCGTAGCACCCCCCGCGCCGCAACGTAATTGCGCAGCTTTGCAGCCGCATCCTTGCCAAAGATTGCGTCGAGCTTTTCGCCACGAAACGGCGCGTAGGCCCTTGCAGTTCCGGCTAGGCTATCGGGCTTGGTGGGATCAAACGTGGTGATCTTTTCAGCTATTTGCGCCCGAATTTCACCAATGGCGCGCATTGCATCGGCTTGCAGTGCGGTCGGTTTTTCACCCTTGATCGGCGCTAAAACCTCAAGCTGATCAACGATGTGCTGAAACTGTGCAACATCCACTTCTGCCAATGCTGCTAGCTTGGTGCCGACCTTTTCAGGCGAAACCTTGCGATTGATACCGTCGGAATCAAGCAGCACTGAAATACCCTTCGGATCGGTAAAGATTCGATGATATTTAGCATTCAATGCACGAGCATCGGCATACATGTTTTCGCCAAGCGTTTTAAACACCGCATCGTCAATCAGGTCATTTAAAACCCGAATGCCGCCTGCAATGCTGTAGTCATATTGGCTGTTAATGTATTGCCGCAATGATTCGGCTTGCTTGCCCGACATTGGCCGAAAATGGCCGTCAGTGCCCACCAAATCTTGCTCACGCATCCAAGACGCAATGCCTTTACGCAGTGACCGCATACCATCCCGCGAAAAAAACGAGTTCTCCCGCAGCTTGGTTTGAAAGCCGGTCAACTCAATGCCGCCGGTTGCCTTGGCTTTTTGATCAGCCGCCGCGTAATACTCCTTGATCTGCGCTTTGTAGATGTCTCGATATTCTTCCAGGGGCTTGAGGATGGCCGAACCTCGAACCTCAGGATCAGCGCGTAAAGTGCCGCCCGTGGACTCAACAATCGCATCGCCATACTCGCGCAGTTTGTCGGCTTCCAATTCCATCTGCTGCTTCATCTTGCGACCGGCTTCGGTGTCGGCCTTAGCAAGCAGCGTATCCCATCCCATGCGCTTAGCGTCGCCTGTGACCACACCACCGCGAATCTGCCCTTCGGTTAAGCCAATCTCTCGAAGGACGTTATAGCGGCTTTGATGCTGCGCAGGTGACACGCCGCCGTCAGCCGGTGCAGACCGTTTAAAGTCCAACAGTTCGGCGTCGGATTTTTTGGTGCGCTTGGCTTCCTTCGCTGCATTGGCGCGTGCGTCCGCTTTATTGCCAAGCATGTTGTCTAAAACACCAACAATATCATCGGACAACTTGGCACGCGGGTTGGTCTCGCCAAAACTCACAAGCGAGTCATACACCGATTCCATCCACGTCTTAAACCGATCAAACACGGCTTTCAACTTGGCTGTGGGCGCTTTGCCGGTCAAAAGATACTGCTCAAAAGTCTCTGCAAACTTTTCGTGTAGCTCAGTCTTTTGTGCGGCCTTTAGATCATCAAACTTGCGCCCCTTGTGACCACCCCATTCCATAATTGCATCAAGATCAGCCTTTAAAACAGGCGAATCTTCGGCAAGTTTTGCATGGGTCTCTAAAAAGTGATGCCCAAGCTCATGGATAAAACCGGACGCATCAGCAGTTGGGCCAAGCACCATACTATGCTGCTTTTCACCAAAGCTGATTTGCGCCTTTGCACCATCCCGAACTTCACCTGCTTTGACATCAAGCGGTACGGCATCAAACACTTCTTTCGACGTTTTGCCAATCGCGGCAGCAGTAGCCTTGTAGTACGCCGCCGCCAATTCGCCCGCAGCAGCAGCATAGTCAGCGTCAAACTTTCCGGTCTCAGCCACTTGCTTGGCGATAGTGTCAGCGATGACTTGGGACGCGGGCTTGTTGCCTTGAAACAAGGTTTCTTGGCTTGGGTTACCCTTGTCCTCAATTTCCTTGATCTTGCCTTGGATGTATTCAGATACAGCTTTGCCGCTGCGTGCGTTATCGCCAAACACCTGCAAGGCTTCAAGCGCACCCGCCGTCATGCCGTCATCGACTAGGCGGCCTTGTGCCATGTATTCGCCAACACTCGACCCACTGGCTTTAATGTCGGCGTACTTATTGGCAGCCATTGCCAAATCAGGCGCGAGTGTATTTTCAACACGCGCACCCGCCTTAACATCGTCAGCCAACGCCACCAAAGCACCCGCATTACGAACCAATGCCGCGCTGATACGCTTGCCTTGATCGTCTAGCGACTCGCTGACGCGCTCTAGCATCGTCGCGTCACTGTAGGCTTTCTGAGCAATGGCCGACTGAATGCGACGGACACCCGCTTGTGACAGTGTGCCGTCTGGCCGCATCAAATCACCACGGGCAGCGGTTGGCATTGAGCGCATAAACTCGCGCACAAAGTCAGTACTACCCGCAATGTTGACCGCGCCATCTTCGCCAATAACCAACTTTGACGCATCAGGCAGCGACTTAGCATCAGTACGCGCTTGTTCAGCGACGCTCATTTGCAGTGTCGTGCTGGCATTTGAATCACTCGCCACCTTGACCGCTGTAGCATCATCAGGCAGGCGACGCACCAAGACCGGATTATCAATACCTTCAAACTTGGCTGGATCAATACCAAGCTCTTGCGCCTTTGCAACCACAGCGGCTTTATAGTCAGCGCCACGGCCCGACATGTAGCGCCGCTCAATCGCAGTCAAACGGCCATGACCAGCCACTGCTTCAGCACCAAGAATGGCAGGCGCGCCGGTATCAAACGTGGGCGACTCAAGCAAGCGGTTCGGGTTCAGATTGTTTGAAATCTCGTTAACCTGAGCTGTACTTGCATCGGTGTCACGGTTACGCGGTTGCAAGTCAGGACGAGCAGCCTTGTTTTGCGTCATGTCAGCATTCAAGGATTTTTGAATAGACTCGACTGGCACAACATCATAGACAAAATCGACTGGCGTATTGTCAGTGGTAAACGCTTTGCCTTGTGGCGTGCGTGCTTGTGGTGTGGTTGGTGCAGCATCGGTGATCGGGTCGGCGACAGGTGCAGCGTTGCGCTTAGGCACAAGCTTATAGCCGCCATTAGTAGCCGAGACCTCGTGTGTTGCTTCCAGCCTGCCTAGCATCAGGCCATTCTGTGCAGCTTCGGCAGTCTCGTATGGCTTGCCCGTTTTTGATGATACATATGTTCCATCCAGAACTGGATTTACCACGCCAGCAGGACGCGCCGCGCCGCCGTCAGGCCGAATCGTAATATCTGGATTGTCTGGGGTGAGTTCGACACGACCCGTGGCCGCAGGACGTGGCGCAACATCAGGACGTGGCATTGCTTCGGCTTGAGCCGCTAGGTCAGCCGGATTGGTTGGTAGTGGTTCGGCGGGAGCAGGTTGTGGACGTGGTGCTGGCGGCTCAGTGCGTGGAATTGGCGCGGGTTCTGGGCGTACAGCGGCAGCTTTGCCAACACCACGAAAGCCAATACCAGCCATTGCGGTGTCACCAAGCCCCTGCAATGCAGCGGCAGCCAGCGGATTGCCGTAGGCATCATAGTTAGCCTGCCCCGCCGCTTGGGTACCAAGTGCTGGCACGGCCAATACCTCCAGCATGGCATTGGCGGTGTTCGGTGCGACAACAGGCTGTGGAATGATCGGCTGCAACGCTTGCCGCGTGTAGTCAATTTGACCTGCTGCGGTCTCAGCAAACCCTTTGCCCTGCACAGCACCAGCAGCACCCGCAAGCAAGCCCGTTAGACCAGCAAACGAGTCAACACCCATGCCTACGCCGCCAGTGATCAGCGCTTGAGCGCCGCCCACAATCGCGCGCGGTACAGCAGTTGCGGCGTCAACAATGCTATCACCTGCAATTGTCCGACCAGCATTCGACAAGGCTTCGCCCGCTTGATCTGTAAATTGCTGCATACGGTTGCCGGTGTAGTCAGGCGGTTGTGCAGCAGCGGTCAGGCGGTCAGCTTCGGCTTTCTTTTCAATAGCATCTTGACGTTTTTGATCAGCAACAGCTCGCAATTGCTTGACAGCAATGCTTTTGGGCATCTTGCCATCAGGTAGCACAATATCACCCGCAACCAAGGCAGACTCGAATTGCGCAAGCTCATCGCCCGACATTTTGCCAGCATTGTACTTGGTCAGCTTTTGGGCAATCGTCAGGCGCGCAGGTTCGCCACCACCGCCACCATCGCCGCCGAGTGACGGCAGTTTGATGTTTGCGTAGGGGTTCATGCCGCTAACAACACGGCTTGCATAGGCGTCGTTGACTGGCCCCCAGTTTTTGCGATTAGTGCCGCCGTGATACTCGCGTACTGCTGCTGTAACGTCGCCATTGTTGCGCTGTAGGCTTTCTTTGAGTAGATAACCAGCAGCCATTGCAGCAGCCTGTGGTGATTCATACGGATCAATGCCGTACTTTTTGACGACAGCGTCACGAGTTTGCGGGATAACCTGATACACCGTCTTTGCACCAGCACTAGACACCTGATCGGCATTGCTGCGCTCGCCACGAGTGCGAATAGCAGTCAGCAAGCCGTCGGGCAGACCTAGCTTCGCCGTTACTTCAGCATCAAGACTGTCATACAGCGGATCGGTGTATTTTGTCGCCATTATTTAGCCCCTTGTTTTCGCTTTAGCGCCTGCCCATAGGTTGTGCCTGCTGCATATATTTTGCCGTCAAACTCAATGTCACGAGACAGCGTGCCCACATGCCCGTTGGCCGAAATCCACGCCGCCTTTAGGTCTTTAGCAAGTGCGATATTGCGCTGTACCCTTGCAAAGGCATCCAAAAAGTCGGCTTTTGCTTGATCAGATGCGCTTTGTTGTGGAAAGCCTTTTGCAACAAGTACAATATCTTTATCCGTTGCGGGACCCGGTGGAAGGCTCTGCATCATGCCGGTCAATACCACGCGGTCAACTTGCTTTGCGATAGCCACTTCGTCAACATCCATGCCAATCAGCGCCATTCCTTTGAGCATTGCACCTTTCACGATACCGCCGCCGGAGTTCTGCACGCGCAAGACTTTAGATAACTGCTCGGCACTTGTGGCGCTGTTTAGCGCAGCAGTAGACGCTTCAACATCATCATTGACGATCTTTTGTTGACTGCTGTTGAGCTTGATAACAGGATTGCCATCAATTTTGTACTGTGCCGCGGTTTGCTCACGACGTTCGGCAGATTGTTTAATCTCAAGTTCTTTAGCTTGAATAGCCACCCGTGCAAAGTTAGCCTGAGTTGCATCAATCTGCCCCGCCGCCTGAGCTTCGCGTAGTCTAATCTCAGAGTCGGCGCGCCGTTGTTCATTGGCAGCCTTGACGCGCTCTAAATCAGCGGATTGTTGCGCCTTGTCAGCATCACCAATAGCCTTGCTCATCTCAAGCGGCTGTAATTGCTGCTTGCGTTGATCTTCGTTCATTTTTGCAATGCTGGCCGCGTACTTGTCGTCGTAGACAACTAGAGACAGTTCAGCCATGCGCGCAACCTGCTGAAGCTGTGCAGGATCGCCCGACTCTAGCGCCTTCTTTGCGGCCTGTAGCTGATGCAAATCGGATGGGTCGGCCTGTTTTGAGTTCTGCAATGCCGTGATGCGCGTGTTCAGCACATCTAATGCAATATCGCTGCGGCCAGCCTTTAGAGCAGGGACGACGCGGCTAAAAAAGCCAATCTGATCCTGTTTGTGTGTTTCGCCGCGAGTCTCGACCATCTTTTTGACAGCATCGCCCATTTCTGGGAATTTCATCTGAATTTCAGGCAGCAACGAATTGTCCGAACTGCTCAGATAGCGATTCAGCAATTCACTACGCGCCGCATCATCAGCCGTTTTCTTCTCAAGCGCCAACTTGTCAGCCGCCGCTTTTTCTTGCGCCTGTTGCATGGCGAATTCGTTAGCACGCAAGGTTTGTGCGCCCTGCATGCCCTGCATCATGGCTTGGGTTGGATCGACGTATTGCATCCGGTAGTCGTAAGGTTGACCGCTCATTAGAATCCACCCCCGCCAAAGAATCCACCAAGCATCCCAGAAATACTACCAATCGCATTTTGTGTGTTCTGACCGCGAGCCAATGCAGCGCCCGCCTGAGCTTGTCCGATATTGCCAAACAGGGCTGCATTTTGAGCGCCGGTATTTGCCGCCTGAGCGCCCACGCCTGCTGCTGCATTTTGGCCCTGTGTCGCCAATTGACTGACATTCGCTAATTGGTTTTGGTAGGTCTGCTGCAATAGCTGTGGGGCAAACTGAGCCAACGCGCCTTGTGTGTTGCCGCCGCGTAGCCCACCGGTAGCACTTGCTTGCTGCAAGATTGCATTGCTACCCTGATTTAATTGAGCCTGAAAAAACGGGCTGTTTTGTAGTGCATCAATGGACTGTTGTTGACTACCAGCACCATTTAGCCCAAGCATTCCCATCTGTTGATTCAAGGCGGTTTTGCCGCTATCAACGTAGGGCTTCATCAATTCTTGGATAAAGTCAAACTGACGACGGTTTTCTTCGATTCCTAGCTTAGAGGCGTCAGCCTGTGCTGCTGATGCCTTGTCCGCTGCATTATTGGCCGCAGAATATCCAGAAACAGCCCCCGGAACACTCCCAAATAGCAATGATGTTACTGGCATAAATAATCCTCCCGCGTTATGCCCATCATGATCTGATCAAGCAATACGCCATTTTTCAAAAAAGACTGACGATTCACGCCCTCATGCCGAAACCCAAGCGATCCGGCAAACCATGCCGCCACTCGATTGTTCTCAGGCACGGACGTGACCGCCTTGTGATAACGCGAAAAGATAAGGTCAAGCAGCATCTTGCCTGCCTGTTTTGACTGTTTGCCGCGCACTGTGGGTAGTAAGGCCGTGTGAATATCGACGGTTATGCCGTTTTTTGGCACTAACAGAAACACGCCGGATAGTTGATCTTCGACATAGACGCCGATCCACTCTAATGACTCGCATTCGCTGACCTGCGCCCCAACACTCAGATCATCACAAAGCTGATCAGCAATGGCTGGATTGATCAATATCGCATTGACCGCCGCAACGTCAAAAACGCGAGCCAAGCGCATCAGACCACCTCGGCCAACGACAAGATCAGATTTAAACCTGTACCCGTGGCGTCAACCACTTGCCCAGCATTGACTTGATGATTGAGTAATTCAGACAGCACCAGCGTGGCATCGGCGGCAATGGTCTTTTTGACAAACTGATTGCCATCGACCAACACCACCAGATCGACAGCGCCAGCAGTTGGATTGTGTGCTGTGAATGCGCGAATCTGCGCCAACGTGCCAGCAGGTGCGGTATACAGCGCATTGGTGCCAGCAATCAGCACGTCGTTAAACGCTTGCTTATATGTAGTCGTCACAGTGACACCTCAATCAAATAGTGGGTAAAACATCCTGCGACTGCGGGCAAATCGCCAACACGCCAAGCGCATCATCAGACTGACTAGCGACTGAGACCAAGCCCAACACATCATCAGCACGCACAGGCACGCCAACCAAGCCCAATACGTCAGGCGTTGGCCTGTTTAATGCTTGGATTGCTGTGGTTTGTGCGGTATCAGCAGAGATTTGCGCATCTTGAATTGCTGCAAAAATCTGCTGTATCGTCGTTGGTAGCAGGTCAAACGCTTGGGATTGCAGGTTTTCAATAAATCGGATGGCGCGTGGATTGGTAGATATTTGCGTGATCAAGTCGCGCGGCAGCTTTGAGAAACTAGGCATTGAGCGGCTCCAGATCGACTTCTAGCCGTGGGACGGCCAACGTCGTGATACCCGCACCCCGAAACCGCAGGCCCAACCAATGACCAAAGCGCACCCCATACCGATGCCACGTCATCCGGTGCGCATAATCACCCCGCAGACCAGCCGACCGGATGCGTTCTTGTGACCACGTTAGGCCATCGACCGTGTATGAGCAAAACACGCTTGGTTGCTCGCCAAGCGCAGCCCGTCCAACCGTGCCGACCAGTTCAACACTTTTGATAATCGCGCCGCGCCCTTCGTTGTAAATCAGCGACGTATCAAACCGCCACCCAACAGGCTCACCATATTGTGCAAAGGTTGCGTCAGTCATGCGACCAAGCCGAAAGGCTGTCTTGTCGCCAACGATCCACTGGCCGTAGGCATAGACAAGGTTTTGAGCGCAATACTGTTGATCGGCAGCCACGCCCGAACGCAGCACAAACCAAACTGGCTGCTGTGTTGCGCCACTACCCGCCGCGTCAAACACCAAGGTCTGATCAGGTAGGTGGATGTATAGATGCTGATGCGCTTCGTGTTCGCGTGATTCGACAATAATCTGTGATAGTTGCGACTCGCTATAGCCACTGATAACCGCTTCAACTTCACGGGTTGCAATCTTCTGCGCCTGCCCACCAGCACCCAAATACACACTGATCGGCTCATTGCGACCACCGCCAACAAAGGCAAATGATCCGGCAAACCTGCATTTAGCATGTGTGCCAATCACGCCCTTGGTGATCAATGCGCCATCGATACGTTGAAACGGAAACAGATCACCGCCCACGTTGTCGAAAAACTCGATGCTATGGCGGTTTAATGCGATCAGTTCGCCCGCGATTTTCAACACGCCAATGATCGGGTCAGGATCATATTCACTTGAGCCGTACTTGAGCGGGTTGACTGACAGCGGGTTATTCAATTCAGTGACGACGATATATTCGCCATCGGTTGTGGCGTGGTAGCCATCAATCCACAGGTGATCAACCACGGTGCCAAGGTCGGAATCAGTGACTTGTGTCAGTGCCATCTTGTCCCAGTAGTACAGACGACCACCGGACGACACCGCCAACCGATCAAACGAGTAATCGAACGAGCACTGACCGCCCATGCCAACATCGCCAAGCACAGTGACCACGCCAGCAGATGACACGCTGACCAGATCAGAGCCACAGACGCGATATAGCAAGCCATCCCAGACGATACCGCCACGATCTAAGCCGCTGACAGTTGCAAACTGCTCAATGCCGTCAGCAGTGCGCAGATAGCCTTGGCTGATGCCAGTATCTTTCGGCACTGGCACAAGGTTTACAGGGTATGACGTGCGAAAGTCGGCTGTGGTGTCGGCATAAATACCATTGAGTACCGGAATCTGCACTAGAACCTCCGATAGCGACGTTGACCCGCGCCCGATGGGTAGCGCGTTGGATATTGACGCGCCGGAATAATTGCCACGCTTGAGAGCATGGCGTTGTAGGCAGATTCGCGTGTTGTCACAAGCTGCAAGCTGGGTTGCTTGCCGTACATGGGGCAAATTTCAACAGCAAGCGACTTGTAGACGCTTGCTGCATGTTTAAGCATGATCCCGCTATCGTCGTCCAAGTCGCTGTCGGCTGGATCGGCAGGCACGTCATATCCAATATCCACGCCAGATGCCGTCCATGTCGCCACCATTGCATCCAATTGGCGCAAAATGTCCGAGCGCTCTTCGGGTGACGCGTCAAACTGATAGCCACCCATGCCGATTTCAACCATCGCTTGGTCGATGAGATAGCGTTTTGTGATCATTGCTTACTCTCCGGCAACACCACCCTGGTCATCGGCGGTTGAATCTGATTCGGTCGGCTTGACCGTCTTTGTGCTGCGTTTTTTCTTGGTGTCAAACGGGTTTAAGCACCACCCATCTGCCACCGCTTCGGCCACGTCATCTTCATCAATGATAATGTAGTCAAGACTCAATCCTTCCCACTCAAGCGCTGATCCGGTCTTATAAAGCATTGTTGGGTTGTTCATTCTTGGCGCTCCAAAAACGACAAAAGGGCAATTAAGCCCTTTTTGTCGTCGTTGTTAATGATTAGGTCTGGTTGAACAACTGCACACCGGCCATCTCGGGATTCAAGATAGCCGTACCAAAGTCAATATCCCAACGAACCTTACACGACAGGTCGTTGATTGAGCCTTGGCGGGTGTAAGTGATGCCAACGCCCAAATCAGTTTGCGCCTGCATGACCGACCAGCCGTCGCCATTGGTCACAGTGAACGAGCCGGGGATCAAGATCATCGACTCTTTGCAGAAAAACGGATTCAGCGCCGCATTCGCAGTATTCAGCCAAGTGATCGTCGCACCGTTGGCAGGTGTGGCCGACACGTTGGCGTACTCTTTCGAGCCAATCGAACCCTCGGCAGCATCAATGATGGCCGGATAGACGCGGATGGTGTTGCCTGCTGGCTTGTCGATCACGCGGAAGGTCTTTAAGAACCCAGTGTTTTGCTTGGTGATCAGATGCACTTCATTCACGCCGGCAATGGTCAGCGCATCACCCACCTTGATGTTGGCATAGGTCGTGGCGGTGATAACAAGATCAGTGTAGCGGTTGTCCTTGTTTTCGGTCAGACCGGCGCTGGTCAGCGTTGCAGCAGGCACGGTGCGTTGGTTTGCGCCATTGACCGTGGTAGCACCGCCACCCGCAGCAGCAAGCAAGATTTCTTGATCGTTTTTAAAGACTTCAAAACCTGCGATATCGCTACGGATCAGCGCACGTTCATAGGCATCTTTTGAGCGCGCAGTATCTTCCGAGCGGCTTGCCAAGTTGCCTGCCATCGCATTCATCACGCTTGGGCTATAGAACGCCTTGCGGCCATCATGCGGCATACCAATGCGGGTGAAGCGGTTGTCAAGGTCTGCTACGTCGTCATAGCCGGTTGCAGCACCAGTGCGCTTTGACACAACCGAACCATATAGCGCAGCAGTGTTGAAGCAGGCCAGATTTACATCTGACGCCAACTTCTGCTTGGCAGCGCGACCAAACTGATCCATTGCGTAGGTGTTACGCAGGTTTTTAGACGACAAAGTCTTTGGAATCGACTTGTGAAAGCCAACCGATGCAGGCACGTTTAACTGAGTCAAGCCGTCAAAGTTGGCCGATTGGTCGAAGCCGTCATAGCTTGCACCGATCATCGGCGCAGGCACCCAAAACTTATCAAGCGCGCTAACCTGCTCTTGTGCAGACAACGGCTGATATGATTCAAAACCCTTTGAAATCACAAGCAGATCATCAAAGCCGTCAATGACTTTGTCAAACATGACCTGTTCTTGTTTCGTGTAACTTGTAGCCATAAGTCAATCCCCTTTGGATTATTTGCTAAGGCTCTTCTTGTAGGCGATCAGTGCAGTCCGGTTTCCGGTTCGCGCCGCTTCTGCTTCAAGTTGAGCCAATTTTTTGCTATTACCGCCAGACGTTGGGCCGCTACCGCGTAGGGCTGTATCAACTGGCACAGGTTTGCTTTTGGTTGACACTTTCATTTCCTTTTCGAGTTTGCCGAGTTCAACAGCAAACTTGGCTAGGTTAGTGATTTTGGACAGGCGTTCGAGTTGTGCCGGATTTTTACCCAGCGCATAGACCAGCATCGCGGGGTTATCAACACCCTCAAGCAAGATGCTTTGACGGGTCGGATCAAACATTGTGGCAACCTCATCTTCGGACTCTTTAAAGTCTTTGGCCCTGATTGCCTTGGCTTGATCCTGATACGTCTTGATCTTTGCTTGTGTGGCCTGCTCTTGCTCAGACTTGGCGCGCTCGGCAGACTTTGACTGCTCTAGCCATTCGACCATCTTTTGCTCAAGCTCAGTTTCATCCCAACCGCAGGATTCAAGCGTAGGCTTAGGCATGACCGTTGGCGTTGGTGCGGCCTGTTGCTGTGCAGCGCGTAGCTGTTCAAGTTCGCGCTTGGCTTTGCGTAACTCCTTGTCTTTTTCCCGTTCACGCTTGCGCATGGCGGTAATGACAGGGGTCTCGTCGTCGTCCGACTCGGTGTCGCCGTCGCCTTCTGACTCACCAAAAGTCACCTCGACTTCTTCCGTCGATTCATCTTCTGATTCATCGTCAATGCTGGTGTCTAAATCATCGTCCGGTAATTCCTCAGACGTGTTTAATTCCAAGCCGTCATCTGCCTGTTCCATGTGTCAACCTCTGTGTTTGCTCAGTCAAAGGGGCGACTGGATACCCTGTGGAAGTTGCGGCTGTTGCGTCGGAATTGGCTCAACGCTTGCCGCGATTTGTTGCTGATTCTGTTGCTGACTGCTTTGCATTGCGCCCAAAACCTGCAAGATTTGATTCATTTGCATATCTTGCTGTTGAGCTTGGGCTTCAAGCATGGTCTTGATGGTTTCGGCATTGAGCTTGTCAGCCTGCGCGAGTGTCTGCGCGGTCTTAGCCCGTGCCGAAATAGCATTGGCTTCGGCTTCTTCTGCCATCTTTGCCATAAGCTGCTGTTGTGCATCAGGCGGCGCATTGGCTGCGGCCTGTGCCTGCTCAGCCTGTTCCTTCTTCTCGTCGTCGGTCGGTTCAGCCGCGCCCATCGCTAACAATTTCTTGCGTGCAAACTTCGACAGATCAGACAGTCCTTCGCCATCCAAGTTATAAGCAATCGTGGCCGACATAGCCGCTTGCAGTTCAGGATCAGGCGTGACAGGCAGCATCTTGATCAGATTCGATACGGTCTTTTCACGACTCGATGCAAACGACGCGCCCACATCAACCGCCACGTCATATTTGCCCGACGACAGATTATTTTTGTAGACAATCGTATCGTCCTGCATGACCGGCTGATTGATCTTAATCGTGTCCTCGGTGTCGTCATGCCACACAGCGCGCATCTCACGACCGTCCTCGTCGTAAAGCTCCTGAGCCATCGACAGCCACACACAACCGCTATGGCGCATGGCTTTGGCCATATTGTCCATGTAGATGAACGCTTGCATATCCAAACGATCATGAATCTTTTCGACAGTCTCAGTCGCAATGTTACTAACCATCTTGTCTGCTTGCGCTTGATTACCCGTCAGTTCAGCAATGTCAGCACCGGCCACCTGAATCAGCGCAGTCATGGCAGGCGGCAGCATAGGCGGCTGTGTGTACGCCATCGGCGCAGGCGGTAACTTTTGGCCGTTGGCATCGGTCAGTTGATTGATCAGTAGATACGGATAATCCTCAACCGCATCATCAACCCACATGCCCTCGTGACCGGTAATCTGTTCGGGCGTCAGAATTGGCTTTTGCTTGTAGCCACTGGCCGCAATCTCAACCAGCGCACTAGTGATGACGTTGTAAATCTGCTGCGGGTCTTTAGCCAAGCGGACATGACCAAACGCGCGCTCAACGCCATCAATAAACATGCGCTTGCCGTACACCGGAATGATCGGGATGTACTTGCCTGCGATGTAGCCAAGGTCCTCTAGCACCTCTTGGCAGTCGATGATGTACAGATGCACCTTGCGTGCCTTGATCGTCTTAACACGCGCACGGTAGTAGCCTTGGGCGGTCAGTGAGTCGATCTGTTCAGCCAAATCATCGGCATCTAGTTCGGATTCGTTCAACTTCACAATGTCAGGCTTATCACCTGCATCAAGCTGATAAAACGCGACCTTCTGCTTAACTTCTTCGACTTCGTAATATTCAGCCACACGCACAAAATCAGGCTTCACCCAATCGTATTGGTGCAGTGTTTGCGCTTCATCGAACGACGACGGGGACTTGTCGAACCGTTCTTCGTACTCATCCGGCGTCATGCTGACAACGTGCCAAGCGCGTTTGGCGTCGGCTTTGTCTTGACGCTTGGCTGATATGTCAAAAAACACGGTTTGATCAGCATCAAAGATTGGCTCGATCACGATACGCTGATGGTCGTTGTCCTCGTCCTCGTCATCTTCGTATTTGGTCGTCAGCTTCCATGCACCCACACCACCAGCCACCGCTTCTTCAAACGCAGCGTCGTAGGCTTCCTGTCCGTTGCTGTCTTGCTCATCGGCACGATACAGGCCGTTCAAATTATCAGCCGTGTCACTATCAGCGGTCGAATCTTTGCATTTGAAATTGACGCTGATTCGATTGTTGCGGTACTCACTAAACAGCCGAGTGACCGCCAAGCTGATCTTGTTCACTTCAAACTTCGGGCGATTCTCGAACTGTTCGCCGAGATTATCTTCCCACTGCGCACCGGTTACGAACGCAAAGCGCCGATCTTCTAGGCATTGCACTCGGTTGTCGCGCTGCGGTACGAACGTGGCGTCAAAGCCACGCATGGCACGCTCATGCACTTGCAGTAGCTTGTCTGTCATCGTCTGTTCCAATGGTGTTTTTTGGGTGGTGGTGCCGATGCTGGCGGTGGAGCTTTTAGCGAGATGCGCTCAAGTGATTGCGCATACTGCCTAAAACTGTCCGCGCCTTCGGTGTGTACGTTCTTGAGTGGCTCACTCGACCAGCGACCCGCCGACTCATTCCACTTTTTGCGGTACTGCTCAAGATGGATCACGCCCTCTTTGCAGCCCGTCTCATCAATCCACACATCGCCTTGCATTGCGTTACGTGTCTGCTGGATGCCCTGCTGTAGATCAGCACAGACCGGCACAACCTGAATATTGGTCAGGCCGAGCGATTCAAGCATGGACTTGGGCGATAGGTTTTGCAGTGCGCCCTGCCGAACATGTGCGGCATCGTGCGGCAAAAAGTGCTTGCCCCAGATGTAGCCGGTCTTTTGCAGTTCACGCACGTAATACGAATACGGTTCGCCCCATCCTTCGATGAACTTAATAAACCGATCTTGCATACCAACACGCTGATGCAACCAGATTGCCGTCCCGTCGCTGTTGCCAATATCCCAGAACGTGTTGACCACCACACCCTCTTGATATGGCACAGCACAGATGCGCTTCTCTTTGCGCAGCCGTGTCATCTGGACGCTGTAGTAACAGCCCTCAGTCGATTGCTGGAATGCTTCTGCTGGCGTGCTTGGGTACTCTTGCCACATCAGTTCAGGCTGACCGCCAAAATCCGTGTCACGCGTAGACACCCACCACGCACGCTGCTCTGGTGTGATCGTCGTGTTCGCTGCTTGCTCAATGC